GACCTTGGCGTCGTACTTGCGCAGACCGGAATAAGCCATGGCGTACACGATCGAGCCGTCCGTGGCGTCTGCCGGCGCATCGAGTTGATCGGCGAACGAATTCGGCACGGTTCCGCCCGGCGCCGGCGCATCGCCCACGACGAGCGGGAACACCGGGACGGTCTCCGTGGGCTCGTCCAGCGCGTCGAGCAGAGTCGCAATCGCCGACAGCACCTGAACGCTCGAGCCGTCTTCTGCCCCAGCGAACGTGTCGTCCAGCTCGGAGCCGGTCAGCTCGATGCTTTCGAGGTGCGTGCCCGCGTCGCGCAGCGTGTCGATGTAGGCGCTGACCTCATCGACGTACCCCGCGATGTCGGCGCCGCCCAGCAGGTCGTAGCCGATGACGACCTTGAACAGCCCGTAGTACGGGATCGCGTCTGCGTTGTGCAGGTAGGTGCCGTCATGCACAAACGCACCGTCGTAGATCGGGAACACGTCACCGAAGCGCTGAAGATCGATTACCTCGCAGTCCTGCCCGAACACGTCGCGCAGACCGATCTCGATGGCCTTGTTGTTGCTGCGCGGGCGCAGAATCTCCTCGATGATTCGCTTGGAGTAGGCCGCGTCCGCCTCGCCGTCCTTGCGCGGAAAGCCGAAGTAGCCGCCCCACTCATCGAGCCATTCGGCCTCAGCGGTCTTGGCGGACATCTGCAGCAACGCCTCGTTGATCTGGCGCCGCGCTTCGCGTAGCTCGACCGCCATGGCCTCGAGGTAGGCCCACAGCAGCGACGCGAAGGCCTGAACCTGATCGCCGTTCGATGACGCCTGATCACCCGACTGATCCATCAGCGCGCCAGCAGACAGCCCGAGCTGCTCGCTCGATACGCGGCTGATGACGGTGATCCCGGGTAGCGTTGCAAGGTGCTCGAGCAGCGTCCGGATCGTGTAACCGGCCAGCGCGACCTCGAACAGCCCGACGCCATCGACCGAACCCGTCAGAACGTGGTCCTCGATGCGCCAGCGCAGCCGCCCCGACTCGTGCCGGATGCGGAATGCCGTGAAGGCGCGCGCATCCTTGTCGAAGACGCTGTTCAGCAGGCGGAGCAGCTTCTGGGTCAGCAGCATTTAGGCCACCGTCAAGGCGATCGTGCCCGGCATGGCTTTCGCTGTACTGCCGATCGCCGTGTCTGCAGCAGGAACGGACGGGATGAAGTTCGTCACGCCATCGACACCCATCGCCGCCGCGATGATCTCGGAGCGGATGACCGTCTCGCCGATGTCCAGACTGGCGATGTAGTCGGCGACCGCTGCCTGAGCCTCCGCGGTCACTGCCGCGGACTGGTAGCCGCCAGCGATCGTCACCACCCCGGTGACCGCGACGAGCGTCGTCGAGGCGCCGATCACGTTGACACGCACCCCGGCCGCCTTCCAGCCCGCTACGGGATCCCCGTTCTCGTCGTAGTACCCGTCGATGATCTTCTGCGCCTCGACAATCAGGCCCGAGGATGCGCCGGTCGAGCCGCCGTTGTGAATGTAGGCATGCACGAGCGCAACCGGCTTGCTCTGGTCTGCCAGCCACGGCTCGACGATCCGGTGATAGCGCGCCCGCTCGGAGATGGCGCCCACGCTGTCGCGCACGAAGGCGAGCGACAGGCCGTACCGCAGGGCCGACAGGGTGCCGCGGTTGAGCGTTGCAACGAAGGTGGCGAACCGCGTCTTGCGCTCCTCGTCGGTCTCCTCGTCGGTGCCGCTCGAGAACGAAAACAGCGCGACCGCCGACACGAACCCGCTGATCGACTGCGTCGGGTCGAGCGCCGTCCCGGCCGGGATGTTCCCGCCGGTGCCGGCCGTCTGCGCGAGCACAGGAATGTCGGCCTGCGACTGACCTGCCGCGACGAACACGTCCGAGACGGTCTGGAACGTGACGCCGTAGTTCACCGGCAAGAACCCGGTGCCTGCAGGAATCAGGAGGTCGGACGTCGACGGTGACACCTGCACGCGGATCGTGCCGGAAGCCGGCGTCGCCGGCAGGCGCTCGAAGTCGAAGGTGCGATAGATCGCAACCGGAATGGCCTCCTTCAAGCCGAGGAACATCCGCAGGTACAGCTCCTCGATCTCAGCCGCCGGCGCCTCGACTATCGTGCGCGCAACCGAGCCCACCGAGAAGTCGGTGACCTTCTTCTGCGTCGAACGCATCCAGTTGATGCAGGACGCGGCAATCGACGCGAAGTCCTTGATCTGGAACATCAGATACCCTCAGTGAATGCGACGATCCGACCCGAGATCGCCGTCGCGCGAACGGACACATTGACCGCATCGCCGACCACCTCTGCGGTCACCTCCGTGACCTCCTGAACCCGCTCGTCGGACTCGACTGCCGCGCGCGCGTACTGCGCCGCCAGAAGGCTCGCCGTCGGCCCGTTGACCGTTCCCAACAGGCGCTTGATGAGCGACCCGTAACCCGGGTGGTACATCAGCTCGCCGCGCTCGGTGACGACGCGATGAACCAGCGCCTGCCGCAAGTTCGGCAGCCCTTCGCACAACATCATGTCGCCAGCCCCGTCCGCCTCGATCAGCCCGTTCGTGAGCTTGATGTCCGCGAGGAACGTCGCGTCCGGATTCGAGAACGCATTGGCTGCCGGCGCCGGCGCCGGGATCCTGACAGGCTCGCCGGACAGGATGACGCCCGGCCCCGCGAGCAACGGATCGTCCGTGATGAACGGCGGCAGCAGGCGGTTGTAGGAGACGATCTCGGGCCAGCGCGACGCGTCGCCCATCTCGCGCGCGGCGATGGCCTGCAGCGTGTCGCCGTGGCGCGTCTCGACGAAGCGATAACCCTGTAGCGGGCGATCGATAGGCGTGCTCATGCGACAACCATCCCGTCTGAAATTGCGCGAAGGTGGCTCCCGGCCTCAGCCTTCGACATCGGCGCCATAACGACGTCCGTTGCCGCGGCAGCCGCGATCGAGGTGCGCGCAGCCGGCGTAACCTGAACCGGAAACGAAGTCTGCGCCGGAAAGATCGCGGCAAACGCGTTCGCATTGGCAAGCGCGCTGCGCGCCCGGCCGCCCGTCGTCGACGAGCAGTAGGACGAGCCGTAGAGCGACGAAAAGTCCTCGTAGACCTGCTTTCCGCGCAGCGCATTGTTCAGCAGGCAGAAGACGTTGCCGTACTCGGCCGCGACCTCCATGAACTTCGCCTTCACCAGCGACGGAATGCTGGCGACCGCAGAGAACGTCCGGAAGATGTTCATCGCCGCAGCCGTAACCATCCGAGCCACGCCGATGAGCTGATCTCCGATGCTCAGGCCGTTGCGGATCGTGCTCGAGACGGTCCGGTAGAGCTGCATGGTCTTGAGCAGGAAACTGCGCACCGGCGCGACCAGCGTGCGGTCGATCCAGTTCTTCACGCCGTCGATCACGTCGTTGATCACGCGCGCGAAAGCCTCGATCGAGCCCATCAGGCTGTCCAGACCGGCCGGTAAGGAGGCAAACAGGCCCGGAAGGCGCAGCGGGCTGTCGGCCGACGTATCGATCGCCTGCAGCACGATGTTGTACTGGACCAGCAAAGGGCGAGACTTCGAGCGCCGCAGCGTGAACTGCATCGGCGCGACGTTCCACGCAAAGTCGTCGAGCAGGTCGACAAAAATCAGCAGGTCGACAAAAATCAGCTTGACCGCAGCCGGATCCAGTCCGGACGTGATCGCCGCCTGCTTGGCTGCGTGATAGCTCTGCATCACGAGCGTGTTCAGGCGCTCGAACGCCTTCACGCCGTCCTCACCGGTTCCGGTGTCGCGCCAGCCGGTGTGCCCTGCGATCGTCACCGTCGGCAGGCCGGCGCCGAAGTTGTCGGCCCAGCCGGAGCGGTCCCGCCCCAGCGTCTGGTGGACGGTGATGCGCGACGGTTCGGTGCGGGTCAGGTCTTCAGGGCGGACCTTGAGCATGACCGGGTCGCTCAGGCTCCCCCCGCCGGCATCAAGCAGGAACGAAATCGGGCGGACCCCGGCGCGTTGATCAGTCGGTGCAGCCATGATGCCAGTTTGACATCACGACAACGGCCGATCAGTTCGGCGCCGCCGTGCTGCCGCCGCCCGGCTGGACGCCACCATGGGTGTGGGTGTCGCCGATGTTCTTGCCGTTGTGCGTGACCGATCCACCCACGACGCTCAGCGAGCCGTTCATTGTGGCCGTGCCGCCGCCGGCGCCCATCGTCAGGCTCTTGGAGACTACGAGGTTGCCGGTGCAGATCGTGTCCGGCGCGTCGTGCGTCACGCTGACCGGCGTCTTGATCGTCACCGCGCCCTGCGCGTCGATGTCCAGCGTCTGCTGGCACTCGATGCGGACCGCTCCGCTTGGC